CTCCTTTCCGACAGCCGAATAAACAGGTATAATGTGTTGCTATCATTATACCATAATTTAGCCCGTTTTACAACCGCCGAAAACCCCGATATTTTCAGGGTTGTTCAATATATAATGCTATGCAAAGCGGGCAAAATAGGGGGCAATTAGTAACAAATTAGTATCAGATTTTCGTCAAATACTTCTTATCAACCGCCCCGGTAACTGCCCCGGTTTTCTGCGTGGAAATTACAACCCTGTTGCCGCTGATTTCACGCACATAGAGGGTTGAAGAATACACCCACGAAGAAAATTTCTTGCTGCTGCCATATACCGGGGCATTGGAAGCCAGCTTCACCTTATCACCAACCGCAAGGGAAGCCGCTGTTGTTCCCCCGCTGGAAGAAACGGCTTTTCCCTGTTCCGTGGTGATATAGGTATCAAATCCGGCTGCTTTCAGCTTTGCCGCCATAGCATCAGCATTTGCTTTCTTGCTATATGCCCCAACTTGAATTTTGTATAAGCCGCCCGCCTGAACCATGTAAGTATCAAAGCCCGCCGCCTTTACCTTTGCAAGCTGTGCATCAGCGTTTGCTTTCTTGTAAAATGCCCCTGTCTGCACCCTGTAAAGAATAGTAGAAGGGGGTGTAACGCTGCCGGAAAGCCTTTGTGTTACCTTTTCCGCAAGTTCGTTCATTCGCTCATACATCCAGTTTCCGGGGCAACTCTTATTTGCAAACCAGCGGTGAACGGTCAACAGCATTTCATCCGCTTTCGGTTCATAGGCAAGGCTTTTGTTCTTATCCCCGAACCAAAGCAATTTACTTTTGCCGTTACGCTTGCAAATATCTTCACAAAGTTCAAAAAGCCTTGAATAAGCGGCATTGTTGAAGGCGTAAGGTTCGGTTGTATCGGAAGCGGTTTCAATCGTGATTGCCCGCTGATCGTTTGCGTTGGAAGAAGTACACCAAGAACGGTTTTTTTCTTCAACATACATTCCGATTTTACCATCATACCCTACACCATAGTTTGAACTTGCTTCACGGCTGGAAGGGGCAAAAATGTTTCCAATCGTTTCAGCACTACATTGACCGACCACGCAATGAACTGTGATTCTGTCAATAGCGTGTGTACGCTGCCCGCTGTGGTTTGGGGAAAGTCTTACACAAGATACCAAAGGGCTGTTTGTATAAGCCATTATTCATCATCCCCCTTTCCATCATCACCGCAAAAGCCCGCAACCGTATCACGATCCACCACATCACCATCTTCATCATAGATCAATCCGGTTTCAGGATCGTAATTAAGCCCGCCTGTATAGGGTAAATCATCATCAATTTCCCCGTTGTAGTACCTCATGTTTAATACGGGTTTTTCACTCATTTTCTTTGTCCTCACTTTCTGCCTTTTTCTTCAAAACCTCAATCGCCTTGACGATAACCGAAGGGATAGGCACACCCATCAGCCCCGCATTTTCGATAATGGAAATTGTTTCATTCGCAATGAAGGCAATCACAACCGCATCACGAATGAAGTTAGAACCCATTACCAAATCAAGGCGGCAAGCTACCAGCACCACAAGAAGGGTAACGCCTTTTCTGCAAAGCCCCTTCCATCCGGCACGGCTTTCAAGTGTTCCGTTTTCTGTCTTTTCGGAATTGTGGAACACGCCCGCCACAATAAGCCCGGTCAGATAATCAATTCCCATGAAAATCATCAGGGTAACAAGGGCGGCATCCCACCCGCCAAACAGGGAAGCAATCACACTTCCAACAACGCCGATTCCCGTACAAATTCCTTCTTTCATTTTTGTATCTTCCTTTCTGTGTTTGATTTATAAGCAAAAACCCCCATACAGGGCTTCATATAAGCCCCATATAAGGGTTTTTAACTTATCCTTGATAGTTTGTTAGGCTTTAATTTCCCAACCGTAAATACCCGGCTGCCACACATTGTTATCAACCGTTGAAATCCAAAGCTGATTTTCAAAGGAAACAATATCGCCCTTCATATAGGCATCGGTTGAACCAAGCGGCTGTGTCCAAATGGAAACGCCATCTTCTGTAAAACCGATTTTCTTATAAAGGGAAGCGGCTGTGTCCGGTGTCCAATCTGTTTGTGAAGTGTGTGCCTGAATTACTTTGTAAAGCTGCGTTTCCCCATCACTGTTCACGCCATACTTCACAATTTCATCTGCGGCATAGGCTTTCTTTGCCACCCATTCAGGATATAGATCAGCAATTTCCATCGCCTTTTCATCCGTCAGGTTCGCCGCCTGAACCGACATTTGCATAAAGCGGTTCATTTGCCGTGCAATCAATGTTTTATCCGTCATTACTCATTCACCCCCAAAATCGTATTCATCAGTTCGCCCAACTCTGCATTTTGGGCTGCTTGCTGCAAAATGAATTCGTCCTTGCTGTACTGAATCATGTTAAATTCATAGCCCACGAATTCATTTTCTTCACCGACATTTTCAGAAATTTCCTGAATGTTGGTGTGCTGCCAAACGCTGAATTCATCAATTACAATGGGTTCAGGCTTGACGGTGCTTCTTACTCTGCCATAGTCAACCATGTTTTACGCCGCCTTTCTTTCATATTTTTTGGTTTTAACAACATCCCGATAATATCGGTCTGCATCGTCTTGAATTGGTGCAATGTACTTTTTCTGCAAGCGGTAACTATCACAATGCTTTAGCCACCCCTTATAGGAATTCACGGAACACCATTCGGAATAGTTCATCATCTGCCCGCTTGCTGTTTTCTCCCTGATTGCAACCATCTTTTTCTTGAAGTTGGTGCAACTGCTCTTGCGAAGCAAGGTATAATTCAGGAAGGTTCGATAACCGACAAAATCAACACCCCGCACATAGGAAGGGAACACTTGCCAATTCCCTTTGATAGTCAACCGCAATTCCCGCATGAAATACAAATCCATTTCCCTTTTCAGGGCGTGAAGTTCTTCCTTGCTGCTGCCGAAAATCACAATATCATCCATATAGCGGAAGTAATGCTTTACCCGCTTTTCTTCCTTGATCCAATGATCGAACCCCGAAAGATAGAAGTTTCCGCAATATTGGGAAAGGTAATTCCCGATTGGTATTCCGGTTTCGGTGTCTATATCTTCATCCAGTAACCAAATATCACGCATATCTTCAATTTTAGCGGTGCAAATGCTATCTATGATTTCATCCAACAACCAAAGCAATTCAGCATCTTTGAAAAGCCTTCTGAACTTTGCTTTCAAAATACCGTGATTTATGGAAGGGTAATAATGCCTTACATCCAGCTTCAAGCAATATTGACAATTCGGAACATCCTTCCACATTGCTTCTTGAACATCATGCAATGCGGCGTGAATTCCTCTTTCCGGTATCGCTGAATAGGTGTTCTTTGTCATGTACCGCAATAAATACGGTTCAATCACTTGTAGAATTGCCCATTGACAAATTCGATCCGGGAAGTATGGCAATTTGAAAATTTCCCGTTCTTTTCCGCTGTCATGCTTGATAAACTTTTCATAGGGTGAAGTTTGGTAGGTGTGATTGATAAGCATTTCTTGAAGCCTTTTCAAATAGCTTTCAACATCTGCATCAACTTCCCTTACTTCCTGATACCAGCCTTTTCCCTTCCTTGCGTTTTGGTGTGCTTTGCGTAGGTTATCCATAGAATAAATTTGTTCATATAGATTCCCGTATCGCTTCATTGTTGAATGTTCCTTTTGTATGCACATCAGCCGAATCTTCAACCTTTGAAAGTTAATTTTCAAAGCCTACCAACACGACCAAATTTTATTTTTAACTTCCCCCTTTCGGGGGCTGTCTGTTCTGCCTGTGGCACGGTCTTTCAGGAATACAGATTTTATATTGAAACAGCCGGGGAAAATTCCCCGGCTGAATCGTGCATTTACTAACTGCCTGCTGATATTCCAATTACGATTAGAAGTAGCATTATTCAGATTCCAATAGAAAGTACCTGCATTAGAACTGTTATTACAATAGCTGCCTAATTTAGTAACCTTTTTCATGGTTTCTATTTTGTTCTGCTATTCTGTCATTGGATTGTAAACAACAAAACTCCCTGAATTACCGCTTTATATTCAATTTTTCAAACTTTGTTCAACGGTTACGCCGCTGCTGCCTTTTTGGAAGGTACATACACCAACCGCCCGCCGACATTCCAATAACGATGAGAAGCAGCACTATTCAGAGCCCAACCGAAAGCACCCGCACTAGAACCGTAATTACAACAGCCGCCCAATTCAGCGACCCTCCAGCCGGAATTTTGATTCCAAGCGTAATCACCAACCGGAAGGGCGTTATTGCCGCTATATTCAACAGCAATGAACAACCAATCAAATTCTTCCGAATACCCAAAAGCGGAAACATACCCGCTTCCATAAACGGGGTGAATACCCGTATTCTTATAAGGGCTTGCTTTGGAATCATCAGCAAAACCATGATCGGCAACATAAAGTGTTCCAAAATCACCGCTTTCAAATGTAGCCGGGTTTTCCTCGTTCATGCCGTCAACCCAACCCCAAATGTTACCCCAAAAGTTTTCTTCCCCACGATAGGAAACAAGCTGAATATTGTTTGCATTGGTAACAGCACCGGAAGCGTTACCCAAAGAAACAGTTGCCCCGGTGTACTGAATATTCGCCGCACTTGAAGTCTGATCGGTGTTTCCGTTTCCAATAGCGGTTTGCATATTGAAGGAAGCATATTCAATCAGCATTAAAAGCTGTGAAGCGGCTGCTGTGGCTGCATACGCCTGTTCCCAACCTGAACCCCTCTTTCTCGCAAGCAAGCGGGTGTTCGCCCTTGTCAAATTTTGTGTATCACCGCCAGCGGGCTTTGCTCCTGCAATGCTGGAAAGTTTATCCGCTGCGAAATCTGCCACCTGTGCATTATCCAAAATATAGGCATTTGCGGAAGTGTCGAACAGCGAACCTTCAAAAGCTGCAAGGTAAATGTAAGGGTTCACATTCCCGTTTTCCACAAAAGCCGGGTGAACCTTGAAGCCGGGTTTCAGGGTGTCCGAAACATAATAGCGGGCTTTGCGGATTTTCATTCCCTTCACGCCTTTTTCAAGCACCATAGGAACAACCTTGTAATAAAATTTAGGCTGTTCAACCATCACCTGAACAGGCGTTCCGGCTGCGTTCTTTCCCGTTGTGGTATAGCCCGAATCGCCATAATAGGCGGTTACTGTGCCATCATCCGCAACATTGCAGCGTTTACGCCCGCCAAAGGCATTGATTGAATCAAACGCTGCCCCCGGTGTACGATTTACCGCACCGGAAAGGCGGGTAAATTTCTTGTTTACAAAGTCCACTTCCACGCCGAAAATATCTTCATCAGAATACCCAATGAAGGCTTCAAGGTCTGCAATCTGTTTCTGCAAATCCTGAATATCCCCGATTGTAGCAACCGCCGCCTGATCCACTTCAAGGGAAACATTTTCAGCGTTTCCAACTGTGGTTACAAGCTGCACATACGCACCGGAAACAGTGATCCCGTTATATGCGGGCATATAACAATTCCCGGAAGTTTCCCTTGTTATCGCGTAGAGAATTTCCCCATCATCAGGATCAACCGCATACAAGCCCAACGCCTTCATGTAATACCCCGCTGTCAGTTCGGTATTGGTGAAGGCGGCTTCAACCTTGATTGCAACCCCATTTGTGCGGGTTATTTTGGAAATCAGGCTTGTTTGCTTCACATTGGAAAGGGAAATCAGCCCTTCAAGCTGTGCATCCGTGTATGCCGTGCTGGAAGCTGATACTTTGGTAAATTCAACGCTTCCTTCCCCGGCGATCATCTTTGCAAGTAACGCTTGCCCTTTGTTGGTGATAACCAACTTTGAAAATTCTGCCATAATCATTCAATCCTTTCTTATTGTTTTATTTCAATGAATTCAGAAGCAACCACGCCTGAACCAACTGAATTTTCGCCGCTTATGTTGAACTGTTCATTGAAATCATTGGTTATAACAACGGAAACGGAATTGACCGCCCCGCCGCCATGTAACGCCGAACCGCTAACAGCAATACTTTCTTTGCTGTCATTGGTTACAAAATAATGGGCTGTGTGTACTGTACCGCCGCCGAAAATTGCCCCGTTGCTGATTGTGTGCTTTGTCTGTTCGTCATTAGTTATAAAAAAGTGTTCTACTGAACACACACCCCCGGCAATGAAAGCAAAGCCCGCTGCACCACAAGGAATTTCATTTAAGGAAATCACAATCATATTGCACGGGATCATGCTGTCAATTATGCGTTCCAATTCTTCAACCTGTCCGAACAGTTCAAGGTTTGTCAGGATTTCAACCTTGTATTTCTCATATTCCTTTGTAACCGTGAAATCAGAATCCCCACACAAGGCAATCAGCTTTGCAAGAAAGGATTTCATTGTGTAGGGGATAGTATTAAACCACCGGGCTTGAACTCTCGCACGGCGGCTTTCAAGGGTATCTTCTTTTGACGGTAAAATGTTCAAGATTTTTTCAAACCTTGAAATACCGTATTCGTCAGCCGTTTCAATGAATTCATTGTAAAGAACCCTTTCAGCGGCGTTCCACACAAGCACAAATTCAGGGTTTTCCGCTTCTAAAGTAACGGCAATTTCCTTAAACTCTGCTAAAAATGGGGGTAGGTAGGAAACAAGGTCAACTTCTCTTGTCATGCACTCGCACCCCCAAACACAGGAACTTCAAATTTCCCCAAAGTCAGGTTATCAGAAGCCCCGTTTATTTTGGTGTTGCCAATATCCACAATGCCCTTGATACTCAAAAGACGGGTTTCAATTTGACTGATACGAACCACCAAATAGGGATTGTCAGCCCACGATTTACGAAGTTCAAGCAAATAGTTTGAAATTACATCATTGATTGAACTTTGAAGGTTCGACCAGCCATAGCCCACATCAAAGACAATGTTTGTTTTGACGGTTACAGTTTTTGTTTCTGCACTTTCAACCTTCACAATATGCCCGATAGGTGCAACCCCGTAGCCTTCCCCGGCGTATTCGTCAGGATCAATAGTTTGCTGCACCGTTTTAATCAGGGTATCGGAAGCAACCCCAAAATCAGAATTCAGGATTGTTAAAAGCACCGTTCCCCCGGTTGTCAGCTTCCGGTTCAGGGCTGCATCATATACGGTTTCAAGCCATGCGGCAACTTCCCCGGTCAATGTTGATTTAATTGTGTTGAACCACGCTTGAACTGCTGCGGAAGGTATCATTTCAGCGGGGCGAAGGTCATTGTTCCAAACCCTTGTTACTTTCGTGCTGCCAACGCCCGGAATAGCGTTTGTTTTTTCAAGGTAATCACGAACATTGCCCCCAAAAGATTTTTCATTGAAGCTGCCAAAATAACGGGTTCGCAAATCTTCTGTATCTTCTTCATCCTCACCGGGAATAAGAATTTCTGTAAGTTCAGCCGTTTCAAGCCCTTCAATGTAATCAATGGGAATCATTGTTCCCATCTGCTGATTTCCTACAATTCCGGGGGTTTCGCATTTTACTTGATATTCCCCATCTGCAATTTTTTCAGTTACAATGAAATTCATTGAACCGATATTGAACCGCTGTCCGGTAACATCAATGTTTGCCGGGGTGAACTCACCTTTCAAAACAGCATAGGTTGCTTCATAAGGGGTAATTCCTCTTTCTTTGCAACGCCTGATAAGAAATTCCCTTGAAGCACTATCACCGTATGCTTCCGCAATCAGGGTGTTCAGTTCAACATAAAGAATTTCCAATTCAAGGGCTGTGGGGGAATGGGTGTCAAAGATAACCGAACCTTCCCGCTTGTCGAATTTATCAGATACCCGTGAAAGCATCCGTTCAAGAATTTCATTATAGGTTACATCATACATTAAAAGTTCACCACCTTTTCAGCAACCACATCACCGAAAACGGTGTGTGCGGTAAAAGTTACAAGGATTTCACCCTTTTTTGAAATGTTAAATTCAAAATTATCAACGCTTTTGATTCTATCATCCCAAGTCAGGGCTTCCGTGATCCGGCGTTCAAGTTCAGGGCAAACATAGGAAACGGGTTCACCATATAAATCAAGCAATTCAATCCCATAGTTCCACGAATACATCACATATTGGTAACGCTCTGTGTTCAGGATTTTATATATTGCCTGTTTCATTGCTTCCTGATAGTCTGTATAGCCCCGTACAAGTTCGCTTGCAAGGTTCATTTTGTAGGTATGGGTTGGTTGTTCCTCAATCTCGAAATCCTGTTCAAGAAAGGCTGTGGTTGAAGGTATCATCCGATTCTATCCACCACAATATATTTTTGCCCGCCCTGTTGCCTTAAAAGGATAACTTCATCACCGACAACCAACCCATTATGAACGGTGATCTGAATTTTACCCATAGCGTGAACATGGGAAGGGCTAACCGGAAGCGTTGAAACATTCGGCGGTGTTCCTACATAGTAGTAATTTTGAATGTTCCCCCCGGTTATATAGGTTTTATGATCCGTAACATTCCGGCAAAGAACAAGCTGCCCTTCACCCAATGGCAATTTCTGTTCCACAAGAATTTTCAAGGGGGAAGTGCTTGTTACCTTTCCAAAACAAACTTGAACAGGTTTTGAAGCGTCAACCGCATCTAACGCCGCCCGTTTTATGGTTTTCAATAATTCAACTGCATCAGGCAATAAATTCACCCCCTCGAAGTGTTAAATCCATGAAATGTTCATCCAGCTTGAAGGTGTGCTTCACCTTTTCAACCAGCATGAAGTTTTTCAAATTCATATCGCCCAAAGCAAGGTTTATTACAACCATGCTTCCGGCTCTTACCCGTGTATCGCCTAAAGCGTTCACGATTTTCAGGTTTCTTGTTTTGCTGTTGTATAGCTTCAACAGTGCATCCGCTTTTGCTTGCCCGTTTTCGCCTTTTTGCAGCGTGTCAAAATACTGCAATACACCCCATGCGTTCATGTGGCTTGAATCCTGTGCAATGTAAACTTCCCGCTTTCCGGTTTCTTCATTGTCATAGGTCAGCTTAACTTTGTTGTAAGTGTCGTTGTCAATGCTGGAAGTGTATTCAAAATTTTCCCCGGTTTCTTCATCAATCATCAGGTATGCCCCCGGTTCGCCAACATACATTGAAGAAAGGCTTTTCAATGTCAGCTTGCCGAAATCATCATACAAAACAAACATTTCCTTGCTGTTCTGCAATGTCAAATCAAGGGCATTTTCTATCATATCAAATAGGGAAGTGTTATCTTCCACCCGTGAAGCAATCACAAAACCGGTATCTTCCAAAGTTCCGGTGTTCAAAGAAAAATCCGCTGCAATCATCTGAATAAACTGCGAAGCGGTTTTGTTCTCATAAACATAGGTATCTTTGTTGTTCAAATACCTTAATTGATCGTAAGCTGTTACTTCTATAATCTGATCTTTATCCCGCTTTTTCGTGAACACAAACCCAAAGAAAACGGGTTTCCCATCCACTTTCAGGCGAACCGCCGCCCCTTCCTGAAAATTGATAACGGAATCTTTTACAAGTTTGAAGGTCAGCTTGCCGGGGGTGCTTCTTCTTTCTGTACTCCATTCAATACCTTCTTCCACAACCGGGATATATGCCTTTGTACCGGAAGGATCGGAAATCAAAAGTTCTACATTCAAAGCTGCACCCCCTTAATCAAATGTTCCATCATCTACCCACCCATACACATTTGAACCTGAATCGGTGTGTATCAAATGCCACGGGTGGGCTTTTCCTGAACCGTTTGCTATCGTGATTTTTGCCTTTCCCGCCCTTGCGGAATACCCCTTTGCCCCCGGATAGGAACTATAAAAGTGTGTGCCGCCGTGAAAATTCACTATATCGCCCACACCATAGCTTTTCTTTGCCGGGGGATCAGCCGCCCTTTGCTTTTCAACCTTTGCTTTTGGTTTGGAAGCGGCGATTTTGATATTTACGGTTTTTGTGCCATAGTCCCGGTATTGCTTCAACTTGATTTTTACCATCAAATCAAAGCCGTTTTTCGCCTGTTCGGTGATTTTGTAATCTTCCAATGATACCTTCATGTTGGTTGAAAACAGAACCTTTCCATTCGGCATTGTCCGGGAAACGATAAATTGAAAGGGCTTCTTATCCGCTTTCAAACTTTCAAAGTAATCAAGAAAATAAGAAGCCCCTTTGAACCCTGATTTATAGGTTGCAAACGGGTATTTCACTTGTGGGATTCTGCACTCAAATTCAATATCCGTCAATTCAGGGGTTTTCAAAATGTTTATTTCCCCTTCATTTATCAGGGTTAGTGTGTCATTTGCGTTATTGATTTTCACTTGCAGCTTTTCAGGGGCGATTGGTAACAAGCATTTTTTCAGGTAGAAATCATATCCGCTTTTACTCATTATTCATGCACCCCTTCCGCTATAATGTCAGCCGCTTCATTTACTGCACCCGTCAGCCCGTCAACTACTCCATCCAAATCCATTTTACCGGAAACGGTGTTGTGGTTCGTCTGTTCAATGGTGATTTCAGCGGTTGTAAATCTGTTTATTGCTTCCTGTTCGGCAATATCACGAAGATATTTCAAATCTTCTTCTGTAATATCCATTGAATCCTTGATTGCCCCGGTATTGCCCGCTATATCGCCAACATCCCCGGCAAGCCCCGCCCCGTAATTGCTCAAATCGGCGTAATCGCCCGCACCCGGTACATTGGTATCAAACAGGCTGGAAGGATCGAAATTCGCAATGCTTTCATCAATCCCTTCACCGAAGGAATACCCGGCATCCCAAGCTGCCCCGTATTCAAACCGCCCAAGTTTCATATCGTCAGCGTTCATTTTCGCCATTACTTCATCACCCTTGCCGAAGGTTTCATCAACCCAACCGCCAAGAGAATCACGCCAACCCTGAACACTTCCCGCAAGGTTTGAACCGAAGATTGCATCAATAGCCGAAGCCAACGCTTGAAGAATACCAAGCACGGTATCAGCCAAATCAAAGAACAACCGACAAACCGCACCGATAGGATCGGTGAATACATTGCCGATAAAGTTTGCCACGGTTGCCACAAGGTTATAGATAAGCACGAACACATCCACAACCAAATTCCAAAGGGCAACAAAGATATTGCCGATAAAGGCAAGGGCAACCATGAACGCCCCGCAAATAATGCCCGTTGCAGAAACGGAAGTTCCGGCGAATTTATTCACCGCTGCCACCGCCGCATAGAATAGGGCTATCAGGGCGATTATAAGAATAATGATCCACACGATAGGGCAAGCGTACATTGCAGCGTTCAGCCCGTATTGTGCGGTTGTTTCAGCCCATGTTGCACCCGTTACAAGCATTGTTGCCGCCGCCATTATGCCCTTTGCTACCGCAACAATTCCATGAACCGCCGCCATAGCCATTTCAGCACCTTTTGTCAACAGCAACCAGCCATAATAAACAGCCAAAGCCCCGGCTACACCGTAAATGATAGGGGATAGCCACGACCAATTTTCACCAACGATTTCAGCAACGCCCACAAGAAAATCAAAGATTTCAAGGGCAATGCCCGCCACCATTGATAAGGCTTCAATCGCATTGTTCACAAAGCCCTGAAACGCTTCACTATTGGCAATTTCATTCATTCTTTGAAGAACGGGTTGAAACGCCATCAAAGCGGTATTCTGAAAAGAAGTCCAAATTTGCGAAAAGGTTTTCGGCATCTGTTCAAACTTTGCATTGGTATCATCAGCCGCCGCAAACATAGCCGCCTTTACAATGTCAGCGGTGATTAGTCCTTCCGCTGCCATATCCTTTAATTGCCCCTTTGGAACTTCCATATAATCAGCAATCGCCTGAATGATATTCGGGGCTTGCTCCAAAATGCTGTTGTATTCCTCGCCACGAAGAACGCCTGAACCCATTGCTTGTGTAAGCTGCAACATAGCGGCATCAATGCCCGCCGCTTCCGTTCCAGCAATGGTAAATTGCTTATTCACCTGTTCCATGAAGGCAATGATTTCTTCCGAACTGCTGAACGCATCACCCGCCATAAGTCCAAGTTTGGAAACGGCATCAGCGGTTGCCTGATAGCTGCCCCTTGCCCGTTCCGCTGAAAGATAAATCATGTTCTGCAAGTCCTGTGTGGTTTGCAGCCCGTCATTCATCAAATTCAAGCGGGCGGTTGTGGAAGTAAGCTGATCCGATAAGTTCAACGCCGCTGAAAGGGTTTGAATTGTAGCGTATGCCGCAACCGCACCTTTGATTGTCTGCATTAGTTCATTGGCTTCATTTGTGCCTTCTTCAATTTCACGATTGAACCGCCCTTGTTCGTCAACATTATCACGGATATATCTTTCAGTATTGCCTACTGTTTGCGACAACCGCAAATAGGCTTCATTTGCTGCCTGAACATCCATGTTGTCAACAGCACGGTTCAAATTCTGCTGTTCCTGAACTGCCTGATCCAACTGCCCCCGCAACTGTTCCAATTCTGCATTTGCGGTGTCTGTACCCATATTCAGGGGGTTGCTTTCGATTGTCTGAATACGCTGCTGAATCGCTTGCAAGCGGCTTTGCATATTGTTCATATCGGCAATAGCATTTGCCGGGAACAAATCAGTTTGTGCCGCCGTTTCTGCAATCCGGCTTTGGGTTTGGTTCAAAGTGTTCAACATATTGTTTGCACTTTGAACTTCCTGTTCAAACCGTTCTACACCCGAACCCGTGAAAACTTCCAAATTGTCAGACTGCCATTGAACCGGAACTCGCACGGGTTCGGGCTGATCTACTAACGGATCAGGCACATCCGGCTGCACGGGAAGCACAACCGGGGCTGAATTCTGTGGGGCGGTAGGTGTTTGTGTTTCAGGGGTTTCAATCCCTTGCATAGCTGCATCCAACTGTTGAACTGCAATAGTAGCCTGATTGATTGAATCCCTTGCCGCTTCAATAGAAGCCGTGTCAACGGGGCTGTTCATTGTTTGGTGCAAATCTTCCATAGCGGAAAGCCCCAAATTTACGGAATTGATAACCTGATACAAAACGCTTGTGAAGTTATCTTGTAATTCAATCGCTGTTCTGATTGTAGCCATGCGGATCACCTACCTTTCTTTTTGGATTTACTTTCAATCTTCTTTTTCTCTTTTTTGTCAGCTTCCATTTTCACCTTGATTGCCGCCACGGTGAAAGCCTTTTCCTGTTCATCCATAGCAAGGAAAACGGAAGGCAAAATGTGAAGTTTCAGAAGGGCATAGTAAGCAAAGTTCGCTTCCCAATCCCCTTCTTCAATTAGTTTTTTGCTTCATTCACCTTATCTTCAAAGGAAACATTGAAGCCCTGAAATTTCTGAACGAAAGCCGCCAAATCGTTATATTCGCCGGGATCGTCAACCATTGCCATCAGCAAATCTTCCGGGGTTTTCACGCCGTAGGAATCCTGCAATTCGGAATCGAACAAATCAGGCACAACCACGGAAGCCGCAATCATACGCTGAATGTAAAGGCTGGATTTCAGTTTCGGGCGGTACATATTTGGCTTGCCCGTTACCGGAATATCAATGGTGCAATTCTCCCTGATTTCCTCATTCTCTTTGGAAGAAATGTGTTTGAACTCCCATTCAAGGGGGTTGCCCTTTTCATCACAAAGGGATTTTGTTGCCGGGTAGAACCCGTTTTCCTTCACGGCTTTGTTAGCCTTCATAAATTTTGCGAATTTAGACATTTTACATCTTCCTTTCATTATTCATCACGGAATAGGCAAAACCCCTTATATGGGCTTATATAAGCCGCACACAAGGGGTTTCAACCCTTCCATTGGTTGTTAGTTCGTAAGAAATCCTTCAAGGTCTTTGAAGGCTTCCGGCATCTTGAAATCTTCAAAGGTGAAATCCATATCTTCATCAAGATATTCACCATCTGCATCAAACTTTGCCAGCACACCGCCGTCAATGTTGCAATCCATCAGGATCATTGTCTGTCTGCCAGCCCCGGAAGTAGGATCTTCATTTGAAATCTGAATTTCAAAATAAATATCTTCTCCGGTTTCCTTGTACTGCAACATCATCTGCCGGAAAATAGAAGTGTTGTAGTGGAAGGTTGCCGAACCCGTACCTTTCCAGCCGGAAGCCTTGTTCCCCTTGCCCGTCTTGCCAAGAATGGGAACTTCCGTTTTGTTTTTCTCAAACTTTGCTTCAAGGTTGATAGCCTGCATGAAATTGTAGCGGCGTGTTCCGATAGTAACGAAACATTCAGCCAAAGCCGCAAATACTGTGTCTTTGGCTTTCATAACCACATTACCGTTCATTCTGTTTCACCCCTTCCTTATGCCACCGTAACGGTCATATATAGCTTGCTCATAGCATTTACAACCGTTACAAGGTCATTTACCACCACGGATTTCTTTGTGTTGCCCTGTGTGACAGTTACATCAGAATCCGAAAAGTTTTCAATCGCCCGGATTTCCTGCAACTGTTCATGGTGCTTCACAATATCCGACCAAAGGGAAATTCTTCCCGCTGCATCATTGGGAACAACGCCCAAATATTTTGTGTTGAACAAAACCGCAATATCATTTGCGATCTGATCCATCACACGCACGGTCTGATTGTCCTTGAAAATATCGCCCTGTGTATCGGAAGTAGTAACCATTGTGTTAATATCTTCCAACACACGAATATCAGCACCGACCTTATGAAGCGTAAATTCCCCGGCTTTGATAGCCTTTTTCAGTTCGTTTTGGGTGTAGTCTGCATCAACGGTAAATTCACCGTTGTAAATCCTGTTCTGATTGCTCTTGTTTACCTCGCAACCAGCGGAAGCACCCGTTACCCAATAAACAAGGCTTGCTTCACTCCAACCTTCATCAAGCACCTTGTTTTTCACGCTGATTGTGCCGTAGTAGTCAGCCGCCTTGTTGTAAAGTACAAGCTGGAATTTGATACCCATTTCATCACGCAAACGCTTGACAAAGGAAGCAAACAGCCCCTTTGTGGTATCATCTATTACCACAACGCCCATTGTGTTATAGGTGTAGGCTTCAATCTTATCAAGATAGGTCTGATAAGCTGTTCCGTTCACCGTGCCATTCGTGCCGCCCGTCAGGGGGGTTGCTGCTGTTGCCGCCAGCGTTGCAGAAGCCTTGAACTTCACAAAATCGTTTGCGATCAGGTCAGCCGCCTTTGCAACCGTCTGTTCGTCAACAACCGCCGCATCAAGTACGGTTTTCACATCAAACAGGGTATCATCATCAGCATTTGCCTGAATCGTGATTTTCAGGTCATTGCCACGAACCCCGCCATAGAGGGCTTCCGCAAAGGTATTTGCCGCCTTTGTTCCCCCGGAAGTCAGTTTGTACGCATAAAGGGTTTGCGTGTTCAGGAACAAATCCCGAAGCCCTTTTAGCTTGTCATGCGTGTAATCATAACCAAAAATTTTCAGGCTGTTCTTCTGAAAATCGCCGTTGGTTACTTCAAACACATCACCGTCAATGCCCCAATCCAATTCAAGGGGCATTGTTGCAATGCCCCTTTCCGAAAGTGCGGCATTTGCGGAAGCTGCCGAAATGAAATTGATATATGCACCCGGCAATTCTTTGTTCTGTGTAACGAAAGTTCCACCGCCTAAAGCCATGTTATTTCACCTGTCCTTTCATATATTTTTCAATCATCTGTTCAACGGTTTCAACCGTGTATTGCTTATCAGGGGAAAGAAGGGTGTTCACAATATCCTTCCTGCCCTGAAATCGTTCAGCCGCAAGCAACTGTTCTTTTGAAAATGAACTTTCAACTTTGCCCGGTTCGCTTGCGGCGGGGTTAGTTTTCTTTACCGCCATTCACATCACCTTATCCTTTCACGGTAACATTTTCAGAAATTTCTTCCATAGCATCAGAAGCCGCCACCTTGTAAACGAACAAATCATAGTTCACAAAGAAGTTCAGCACCCCATCCACTACTTCATATTTCATTTTTGTGCCACGCACCAAATCCCCGGTAACGGTTATATATTCAAGGCAAGAAAAAAGCCTTTCGGCAACCGCATTACATTCTTCCTTTGCCCGGTCTTTGTCAGCCGGAAAGTATTGTATGCAGAATTGGTTTTCCCTGAAATACCGTTTTCCAAGAAACACCCGGTTTGTGGGGTTTATGCAGAACAGAAAAAAACAAGGTTCGTTCAAACCTTGTTCAACCGATTCTGTGTAAGTGGTGTAATCATCACCAAATTCAGCATTTAAGGAAATGCTGATTGATTCAATTATGGAATTTATCATTGCAAGCACTCCCCTAAAAACTTTTTGATTTTGCTTTCAAGCACTTTCGGGGCTATATTCTGTATTTCCTGTTCCGAAATCGTAAGCATGAACCGCCCTTGAACCCACCCCTTATGATTGGCTGTCCGGTGTCCGTACTCCACATAGGAAGCATATTCAACCGGGTTCACTATTTCAATAACAAGGGTGTTTCCGTAATGGTGGATCGTAAGGGAATCAGCGTATGCTTTCGCACTCGCCTTTTTCCCGCTTTCCGCTTCTTCATGGGTTTTGGAAGTCCAGCCCCGGCGAAGTGTACCGCCTTTTTTACCTGAACTTGCGGGGTATTCCCCCACGGGTGTACGCTTGATAACTTTTGCCAATAGGCGGGCGGCAAGTTCCTTTGCACAAGCATCAATGAAGGCTTCAACATTCCCTTGCTGAATTTTGTTCAACTGCTTTTGAAGTTTCTTCATTCCTGCAACCGAAAATCCGCCCATATTTGCCATTACGCCCACCCCTCGAACAGTTCAAGCATGATTTCCGCATGGGATAGATAAACAGCGGGAACACCACTTGCGGAATATGCGGTTGTTACGCCGTTTTGTTCCACAACGATTTTTGAACCGGGCTTTACCTTGATTTCCGGTGCTATGAATAGCTTTGTGCCTTGTGTCTGCTTTGCCGCCGTGTCAGTTTGAACAACGGCGTTCAATTTTTCAAAGGATAGCTTGCAAGGCTGATTTTCGACAACGGGAACTTCTTCATTCTTCCGGGTAATTTTGGTTTTTTCATCCCGCACATCCCGGCGTTCAATAATGGTGCAAACACCTGAATAAGTGCTTTCAATCGCTTTCCTTGCCGCTTTTTGTGCGGCGGTCAGCTTCACCACCTGATTTTCCGGTAACACGAAAATTCATCCCTTCCGTAAGTCAGAAGATAGTTCAAGAAAGCGTTCAACCTCTGTTCAGCGGTCAAACTTCCTTCCCCGGTTGCAAATACGGTGTTGGTGTCGCCTGTCTGTATCTGCTTTACCGCCATATCTAAATCAAGCCCTGCAATGCTATCCGGCGAAAAGGTTTTCTTTGCCGTTAAGAATTCGCCTACTGCCATATCAACAGCGATATTCACCAAGCCATCAGGTATAGAAGGCGTGTTGCAATCGTTCTTTATGGTGTTTTCCACCTTCTGAATTGAAAAGGTAAGGGCAAATTCATCCCCTTCCTGCAACTCATACCCAAACGATTTCAACCGTTCCTTTACCATTTCAAGCATTGGGATCACCGCCCTTCAATTAGCCTTTGGAAACGATCTTACAAAGGGCAATCGCCTTGTGGGGGATAGCCTTTGTTTCATCATTGATAATGTTCCAGTTCGCCCCGTTTTTCAGGTCAGCATTGGAAGCGGAAGCTGTTACACTTGCGGGCTTCTCAAAGCTGATACCATCCACGCCGCAAATATAGCGGTCACGCACATAAAGCGTATCCTGCCCGCCGTTGGTTTTCGCATCACGGCTCATTTCATACGGCACGGAATCCCCAATATCATCAAGAACAATCGAACCTTCACCCAACACATAGGTTGTGTAAACGGGTTCGGAAGCTGTCGCTTCATAGTAGTTCCCGATATTGGCAACATCAGGGGTTTCAACAGGGGTGTAAACATAGTTTCCGCTGCTGCCGCTGCGGGTGTAATAGGTCTTTGCCGGATCAATCGCTGTGTCAGTAGTCTTTGCGGCTGCTGTCACAATTTCCGAAACAGGCATACCGTCATCAATAAGTACGGTTCGCCCGTTCCATGTGGCAAGGGCAAGATCACGCTGCACCCCGTCAGCATCCGTATAGGTCAGATATTTCAACAGGCGAAGGTTTTCAAGGTTGGTTGCAACCTCGCTGTGCATAATCGCCAGCTTGAAAATGTTCTTGTTATCGCCGCAAGCCTTCTGAATAGCCTTGTTCAGCGTGGAAGCACCCACCTTTGCATCATCACCGGAATTGCCGGAAATATCATACACATGGGCTTTCAGGAAGTCAGCCGCCGCCTTTGCCGCAACGCTCGTTCCATCCGTTTTCATGCTGAAAACGCCTTCAAGAATGGCAAGCAACATTGCCTGTTTCACTTCCATCTTGTAATCGCTGATCTGTGCGGCAACATTGTCCATGAAGTCAACACCCGCCGTAATGTTCTTGCTGAAGCTGCGTTCAGTCCAAGAATCCATACGGGAAGCCACCACAAAGCCCTGTTCATAGGTTGTGGTGTTGGTTGCGGTAATATCGGTGTTACCGTCATTGTTCTGCGAAGTGCCGCCGCTGATACGCCCAAAGTACGGCACACGGGAATAAAGAGAACCCGTCTGTGTAGCCAAAGCGTTTCTTGCGTTCTCATTGCTGCCAACCGCACCCGATTTTGCAAGTTCGGTTTTGGTAGTGTTCGGAATCCGGGCTACATAATGCCCGAAAGCCTGTGGATTGAATGTTTTAGAATCAAACTTTGCCATTGTTTAATCACCTTTCTTCTTAATCAATTTTTGCATCCGGGTTTGCCGCCATGTAAGCCGCAAGTTCCGAATAGGTCATTTTGGAAGTGTCAACTTCCGTTCCCGGCTTCACTTCACCGGAAGCCCCCGGCTGGAAGCCTTTGAAGGTCTGCTGTTTCTGCTGCTTTTCTGCGAACAGATAACCTTCTGTTTTCTGAACCTCTTTCAACTGTTCATCAAGCCCGGTCAGCTTGCCATCATCACCAAGTTTAATTTTGGTGGTGTCAATGAAGGGCTTGACCGCCTTCACATTCTTTGCACCCGCCGCTGTCAGGGCGGTATCAATGGCGTTATCCAGTTTAAGCTGTTTCAGTTCGGCTTCATGGGCTTTCTGCTGTTCGGCGTTCTGCTGCTGCAAGGTTTCAATCTGCTTTTTCAGTTCGGCATTGTCGCCGCTGGATTTCTTCAAATCTTCAAGCTGTTTATCTCTGTCAGCAACAGACTGTTTCAAGGTCTTGTTTTCCTCGTTTACCTCGTTGAACCTTGTCTTTGTGACAAAGTTTCCATCAAGGGAATCCATAACCTTCTTTGCCTGATCCTCTGTCAAGCCCATTGCAATCAAATCTTCTTTTTTCATGTTGTTTACCTACCTTTCAAAATTTCCGTTTTTTACCGTGGGTTACGAACCACGCATTTTGACCTTGTTCTTTACCGTCTGCAACGCTTAAAAGACGAAATCGCTATTTAACCCATAGCTGGAAGATAGGCGGATCACCTTCTTTCTGAAAAAGGGCATGAAAAAACCACCTTTGAAAGTTAATCTTCAAAAGTGGTTTGTTTTCATTTTTGCTTTTCTTTCTCGTAGAACTCACACATTGCACCTTCATAAATTACTTCATCAGGTTTACCGTGTGTGTCGTTTGCACCGTAGATTTTGCAATAGCGGGTTTGTGGTTGTCGCCCAATGGGTTCTATCACATCACAAAACATACAAGTATCACACCATTTATGCGTTGTGATTCTCCCGCCCCCTGAAATGGGTTGGTGTAAATTATTTTCCTTTTGCTCTGCCATTTGCATCACCTACTTTCCTACATAATCAGCCATTTCTTCAACAAATTCATAGCCTTGTTCCGGGTGTACTTCAACATCAATGAAAATTGTGCCACCCGTTTTTTCAATTTTGGTTATCGTATAGGAAGCACCCCTTTGAATAATCATTTCTGATTCATAACCAAAGGTTGATTGTGAAGAAATACCATCCCACGATTTACCGCCGCCGTTACCGAAAGCGGAAAAGGGTTCTGCATACATCATTTGCGTACCCTTTGGGGCGTATATATTCATAATCACATTGCCGCTGAACCCTTTGCCCTTTGCAACGCCTGTTGAAGTGAAAGAATATATTCTTCCATCCCGCCCAAGAAATTGTTGAAGCTGTTCTTGTGTCATTCGCCCAAGTGTACCATTCGGAAGGTGCAAAAAACTTTCAATCGCTTCCGTACCACACCCACGCTGCAACCACACATCAAAGTCATAGCTGGATTGGCTGATTATTTCAGTCATATCTTTAATTTCTTTGAACGCACCTTCATAGTTCAGATCAACCTTCCCAACGCCTTTATTATTGTATTGCCCCCACCCGCCTTGAAAGCCGGAAAGGGGGCGGTTGAACTTACCTGAACCGGAAGTGTAATCATAAATTGCACGGCGTTCAGCTTGTTTTGCCGCTTTCCATACCTCGCCGCATTTATCACGCAACAAGGCATCCGCTTCTTTGGTGCTTTTCGCCCACATTGCCGCATCCTTGCGGGCTTGCGAAAAAGCATCATCTATCGCTGTATCTATTATACCACTTTTTTCAACATTTTTCAAATCGGATTGAACTTTTGCAATTTCCTGTTCAATCTTCTTTAACTGCTGCTGAATATCGTGGTAGCTGCTGCCTTCCGCATCCAATTCTTCAAGCTGCTTGTAAAAATCCTGATATTTCTTCATCAGGTCAGGATCGGTTTCAGTAATGAACTTGCCTTCATAGTATTGCTTTTTCCCGGCAATGTTCAACCCTTTCCAATCGGCGGTTGTTACATCCTTACCGTACCAAATCCCTGAATAGGTCTTTATCTCGAAATCGTCAAGCTGCTGTTGAATAGCGGCTTTTTCGGCTTCAAGTTCAAGCTGCTTCTTTGCAAGGGCTTTCTTCTGTTCAGCCTTCAACTTTTCATTCAGCTTTTCTTGCCACTCTGCTTTTTGGGCTTCAATGGCTTCTGCCTGTGAATGAAGGTCTTTCAGCTTTACCAAATCGTCACCATCTGCCAGCCCGTCAAGGCTTCCGAAATCCTTAATTGCTTCTTCATAAGTCCAGCCCCCGGAAACAACCTTGAATTGTATTCCCAAATCTTCAAGCTGAACATCCGCTTCTGCAATTTTGGCTTGCAGCTTCTTCTTTGTCAGATATTCCTTTTTCGGGGGCGGGGTGGGTTCAGGCTCTTTGTGGTGTTTGTAATGAAGGGTTGAACCATCATCCACCACATCAAAGCCGGATTTATCGCCACCGTCAACAAAGGTTTCCTTCCAATCCTGATAGTTCATATCATCCGGGATATAGTAGGTTTTACCAGTTTCTTCATCCCTCGCCGCCCGTTCCCCAATATCCCCTAAATCTTCATCAAAATAGGGAACTGTGGTTGAACGGCAAAACACATGAAAGGGCGGGGCGGTAACTCCCGGCTGATAGTCCTTCATGGGAAAATGCTTTCCGTCAAGGCTGCGGCATATATCGGAAGTGTGGGAATCAAGGGTTGCAGCAATTTCAAACTGTTCAACACCCAATTCTTCAAAGCAATCCTTCTGTGCCGCTGAACTGAAATAGGCTTCTTCCGTCATTATCAGCCTTCCGGCGTTATATCGGGAAGTTTTCATCTTCTTTGCAAGTGAATCAATCGCCTTTTGCGGATCAGCACCCAACATGATATTTTGGGTAAGTTCCCCGTGAACCTCTGAAATCAGCTTTTGCTTATTACCCCAAATCCTTTCAGAAAAGTTCTTCCCATCTACCGCCCACGGTTTAGCAAGCACTTTTTCAATCTGCGATTGATCCAGTCCCGCAACATCCCAACCGATATTGAACCCCTTTTGAAGTTCGTATGCGGTATGATAGTAGCCGCTTTCAAACACATCACCCATTGCCCCGGTTACTGTTCCAAGCTGTTTTGAAAACATAACTTCAAGGCTTTGCTGTGTCTGAATTTTCAGGGCTTCCAGCTTTGAAATGTGGTACTTTGCAGAAGCATTTTCCAATTCCTTCATCCAGCCGCCCATTAAAGCGTTATCCTGCCCGTATTTGATATAGTCCTGAACATCCCACTTGAATTCTTTCAGGGCTGCACCTTTCAGATATTGGCGGGCTTCCGCAAGGGAAATTCCGTTGTTGTCGGCAAAACGCTGATACCAGCGGGCAATCTGCCCTTCAATCTGCTTTTGGGCTTCCTTGTACTGCCTTTCTATTTCAGCAACGGCGGCTGCACCTTGCCCGTTTTGGGCGGCTTCAAGCTGTTCAAAACGCAACTTCCAATATTCGCTATTCTGCATCAGCCCCACCGCCTTTCACAAAGCGGGGAACAATCAGGCGGTAAAACCTGCACACGGTTTTATTGTTCATTGTAACATTGAACTTTTTGAACCGTACCAGCATCAACCACGCAGAGAAAGCGAACACACGCCCTAAAACGGGGCTGTTATACTCCACTTCAAGGGTGACGGGTAAAATATCAATCTTCTTTATTTTCACCTTCTTCACCTTCCTTCTGTGGCGGCTGATTGCCGGATTGCTGCCCGAATGGGTTATACCCCTGTTCCTGCTGCCGTTCAAATTCGGCTTGTGCTTCTTCTTTCTGTTTTTTCAGGCGTTCAAGTTCCTTTTGCGGATCGTCAACCCACGGGTGCATCCCAACAATGGTTTCATCCGAAAGAATACCAACGGAAGCTGAACAATTTGCAATGGCTTCTGTTTCGTTGATAAGAATATCCCGGTTAAAAATAACCGTTACTTCCTCACCGTCAAAATCGCCTTGCCCTGTGTTTGCCAAATGAGAATTGACGAACCAAAGGATTTCTTCAAAGGCGGCTTGCAGTTCGGTTTCCATATCATTAGCATCTAAATCAATGTCAGAATACATTGATTGAATGTTCATCTGATTAGGGTTGCCGGAAAGCCTATCATCTTTGGCATCATAACCCATGCCGTTTTCAATGATTGCCTTCTTGAAAATTTCCACAATCGCCTTGTAGTTTTCGGCGTTTACATTGATTTCAAGGGTTTCAACCCCGCCTTTGGTTTCCCCGTCATACCGAACTTTAACAGCCCCGTATGTGGCAAGGTTCTTTCTGAACTCCCCTAAATTCTGCCCGTCATAGTTTTTCAGAACAAGAATTGTGTTCCGGGCATCTTCCTGCATATTGTTTTCAAAGTCCGAAAGCATAACATTGATACCATCTTGAAGGGATTTCACTTTTTTCAGAAGCGGCGTTTCTTGTTCGTTATACTTTATCGGGATCAGCGGAACTTTCGCCCAATTAAACCCTTGCACCTTGCCATCTTCACCGATAATTGAAATATGGGTTGAATCCGCTGCTTCCTGATTTACTACATCAGGCACAAGCGAACCGCCATCCAAAATGAAATTGTGTACCCCGTCAAGGTCATACACTTCAACCTTTTCAATCACAACCGGGTTTGTTCCCTCATAACCCACAACCAAATATAGCCTTACGGCAAAATCAAGTATGCTGTGTTCGTTGTCCTGCCAAAAGGGAAGCACTTCATACCCCGGGAACATACGGAAGGAAAATTCCCCGGCTTCATTGTAATAGGGATATAACCACGCTATACCGCTATTCAATGCCGCCTTCCCGGTGTTTTTCAGGGTTTTCATAAACCGCTTATTGAAAATCTGCTTCAAAAGTTCAATGTACTGTTCATTCTCACCTTCAAGGGCGAAAGGTTGCCCCAACAGGTAATTTGCCTTTTGGTTTACCAGCTTCCCATACTGATTATCAATAATGCGGTTATTCGGAAGGTTTTCAACTTCTTCCAGCTTGCCATCTTCCCCGATCATGGTTCTTTTGCGGGTTAAAATATCGTGTTCATTGTCAAAGTACAAATGCCCCTTTATCTGCATGATCCGCTGCGGGCTATTCTTCCACTTTGCAATCTCTTTTTCAAGAAATTGTTTATCGTGCATCTTCCCATGAACGCCTTGCAACGCCCAATTTGAAACACGCAACGCCATATTGCCGATAAAATCCAACACTTTATTTCACCCCCTTTTCATAGCAAGCTGCCATTATTTTATTTGCTGTCATATAGATTTCATCCAAATGCGAACCCATAAAATCACACACGGGTTCTTCCGTCTTTTCATTGGCTACAAGGTGAACCCCAAAGCTGAAAACGAAGGCGTGAACTAATTCGTGAATCACCGTCTGCCGGAACAATTCTTTGGATAAGCTGCAATCAAGGAAAATTTGCAAATCCTTGAAGTAGGTAACGCCCAAACATTCATCATTCCGAACCTTCAATTTTTCATTATCCCTCTGAACACTTTGAACTTCCCATATAAGCCCGTTAGCCTTAAATTTCACCTTGTTCACCACCTTTCACATTGCACCATAAAAGCAAAAGCCCGAAAACACGGGGTTTTCAAGGCTCTTTGTTACTAATTCGCTATTTTTAGTCAAAGCTGAACGCATCCGGCAATAGAATTTTCGTTACACCATACCGCATAGAATCCATACCGTGTGAAAATTCGTGATCCGGCTTGTCGGTCAGCTTCCCATCTTTATCTTTGCCCCAACAGTAGTTTTCAATTTCCTTCTTGAACTCTACACACCGGGGATGAACCACAATCTGATAGTTCTGTATAAGCTGAATACCGTGGTTCACACTGTCCTTGCCCTTGCGGGAAGGCTCTGCTTTGATACCTTCATCTTGCAATTCCACAATACTTTTCGGCTCTGCATTATCGCAAATAACCTTCTGCCCGCCATAGCCCATTTTCTTAATCTGTTCAGCTATGATTTTGTTGGTAACGCCTGTTTGATACCATTCATCAAAAATGTATATCCGCATTGCAGCGTTATCCACCATTTCACACACAAAGGCGTTTGGATCAGTAAAGCCGAAATCAAGGTTGAACGCTGATTTTATACCGGGGATTGCCCGGATTGTGTCAATGTTGAAATCTTCACACACAACATTGGTGTAAATCAGCCCTTCCGCAATGCCCCATTCGCCTTCACCTTCTATGCGGTATCGGCGGGGGTTGTTCTTCTGCATTTTCAGGAATATGCTGCGGTCAGCTTCATCCAACCATTCATTACATTGCCAAGTGGTAGTTTTTACAAAGGTATCTTCATCAGGCGTATCAAAGAAGCGGGCTTTCAGCCAGCTTGTAGCACTCCACGGGTTGAAGGTCAGGGTTATTTGCTTGAAATACCCTTCCGGCACTTCACCACGGATTGACAAATCAAGTTTGTTGAAATCATCTTCATTGGTGATTTCATAGGCTTCTTCAATCCATACCCAACACAACACGCCCTTATCAACTGAAATAGAAGTGATTTTCAAGCCATCATCCAGCCCACGGAACAGAATCTTTTGCCCTGTGCTGCGGCGTGTTATCTGCATAGGGGAAACGGTACAATCAAAGTAACCATCAAGCCCCAAACGGTGAATCGCCCATTTCAGATCACTATACACGGAATCCCGCAAAGTGTTTGAATAGCGGCGAACACATAACCCGTTGCTTTCCGGGTATTCAAACAAACGGTGAATCATGTTCAAAGCGGTTGTTTTGCTTTTCTTTGAACCACGGCTACCCTTACAAACCCGGTATCTTTTGCGGGTGTTCCAAAAATCGGCGTAATGCCTACCAACGGTTTCTTGCAATGATACTTTCACGCAATCACCGCCTATTCTGTCAGGTCATTCACAATAACCACGGGTTCAAGGTCAACATTTACATTGTCTTTGAACATTCCGTACCGCTTGCCGATTAGTTCAGCCGCCTTGATCCGTTCCTTTGCAGAAACATCAATATCAGCTATCTTTTGCACACCTTCACCTATAAGCTGCAAGGTCTGTTCCGTATGTTCCCCCCGCATAACAGCGGTAAGGTATTCAAGAACTTCCTGTGCATCAGCGGTCTTTTCGTTGTGAATCCGTTCAAGCTGCTGTTCAATATAGGTTTTCAGTTCAGGTTTTTTCAGGTTTTCTTCCCCTATGCTATAAGCTGTCTTTGGGGAATATCCTGCCCGGATTGCCGCCTGTGTAGCGTTACAATCAATCAGGTATTCATCACAAAACTTCTTTTGCCTTGCGTTCATAAACGGCAACCCCCTTTCAGTCAGGTTTTCTTCCTATGCCCCGTTACAGTGGGGCGAACTGCTTTTTTCAGTCCTTACTAAAGCAAAGGCTTTCTGTAAAAATAATTTTCCCGGTGGGTAGGAGTTCACCGACCTTGCCCGAAATCGGCTATGAGTACCCCACCGGGAAAATAAGAAAATCAGCAAGTTTCCCTTGCTGATTTCTCATTCTATATTGTATCACGCCCCTTGTATAATATGATATAGGAAACACATCACTTTTCCTCACATTTTATAGGCAATTTCAAATTCCTTCAAAGCGTACCCGTGCATATTGAGAACATACTGATATGTAAAGTTCATTTCAACAGCTATCGTTTCAAACTTCTTGAATTCAACATACCGCTTGAACAGAAGGGAAATGTAATCAGAATTCTTCAAGCCCTGAATCTGATTGATTATCTTGTGTTTCTCGTCAACAAATCTATCAATTTCAGCATTGATTTCTGCTTCAAGGTCAATAATTCTGCATATTGGCTTCACAAACGGGGCATCCCCGGAAGGGCTTGATTGCACCCGTTCTTTGGAATAATCAAACCCGCCGCCGCTTTGTGCTTGAAGCCGCAAATCGTGAACTTCCTTGATTTTCTGATTGATAACGGTATCTAACCGCTGCAACTGCTGCAAATATTCTTTCGCTTTCATAGGCTAAATCCTTTCTTCATCTTGAATGTGTAACTTGAATGAATGAAAAACCCTTTATTCATGCGGATTAGAAAAATGTTTTTTATACGGTCATTCAACTTCAACTTGTCATTTTCTCTATATTTATTTTTAGCGAAACACTGTGAAATCATAGTGTAAAAGTTCTTGTTTATAAAGAAATCAAAATCAACTTGAATAACTTGAATGAAATCCCGTAAACCCGCATAACATCAAGTGTTTTCATCCTTCAAGTTCCAACAACCACAACTTGAATATATCTTGAATGGCAACTTGAATTTTGAAAGTTAATTTTCAATAATCAGCTCTGCACACAAGGCTTTTATCCAATCACGGCGGGGAATCTGTGCAATCCATTCATCAGGAATACCGCTTTCACCACCACAACCGTAATATATCCCGGCAAGCCCGCCAGCAACCGCCGCTATTGTGTCAGTATCTTCACCCAAATTCACGGCTGCAAGCACACAATCCCGGTAACTGTCTGTGTTCAGGAAGCACCAAAGGGCTGCTTCCAGCGTGTCAACCACATAGCCGGAACTTTTGATTTCATCCCGCTTCAATTGCTGAATGTTTGGAAGGCGGGTGTAATCAATCAGCATTGAAATATTTTCAATCTGTTCCTGAAATCGCTGAATCCCATATAAAACGGCTTCTTTCTTTGGAACGCCGTTCATCAGGTTTTCAACGACTGCCATATACACCACACAACCGAAATCTGAAATGAAGTGGGCGTGTGTAAGGTGTGCCACGCTCAACAGTTCGCTTTGCTTTTCGGTATAGTCCGGCAACATAGCAACAGGAAGAATACGCATCAAAGCCCCGTTCCCGTTATCCATACGGGTTTTGCCGCCGCACTTTGCGGGTTCTTTGCCGTTGGCATAGCGGGAAATCGCCCGCCTTGTTCCACCGCCCATATCAAACACTTTGCCGTAAGGGGTGAACATTCCATCATCCAGCCAATAGAAAAAGTTCTGCATAATATCAGCCGGATCAATCTTCCCCAATTTCACCATACTATCAAGGGTTGCAAGTGTCAGGCTGCTATCATCCGACCATGTACCGGGCGGCTGGTTATATGTTCCGTACCCCGTCATATCGGTTACGGTGTAGGTATCACGCTTTTTGAATTCCACCGGAACACCCAAAGCATCACCGACCACAAGCCCCATAATTCCGTTATAAATTTTGTTCATTGCTGCACCTTCTTTCTTGCGTTAATAATTGCTTTTGCACCCTTTGTTGAAATCCCATAAATATTACATAGTTGTTTTTCTGTGTAAAAGTATAGAATATCGTAAACATCTTTGTTATATCCGGGTGCATGAGTATTTAACGCTTTTTGTACTTTCGGTGGTAACATCCAAAATATTCTTAATATCTTTTCTACCATAACTGCACCTTTCTTTCTCTAAACGCTTAAAATGCGGGCTGCTACCATATCGGCGGTATGAGTGTAAAGTACATTGGGATAGCGTGTTACTGCCCGCCCGTAACTGTTCCAATTCTCTTTATCATCAAAAGCCCCCATGTGCCACCTGATACAAAACATTTCTTCTTCCGTAAGGTGAATGTGCTGTTGCAGCATCATCACCGATTTATCACCATGCCCCGGAAGAAGGGTTGCATTGTTATATTCCCACGCTTCATTGTCTGTTCGCTGGTAATTATCCAGCTTGCATAAATCGTGAAACATTCCCACAATGTAAGGGCTGCTTTCGTTCCCCCACAATAATTCAAGGCGTTCTGTGAAGGAAAGAAGCGTTTTGGTTACTGCAAAGGAATGATCGAACAACGCCCCCGAATATGCCCCGTGGTGGTGAATGGAAGCCGGGGCTGTGAAGAAGCTGTTTTCAATCAGCCATTGCTTGAATTCTTCCGGCACATAGTTTTTCATCAGCTTTGAAAACTGTTCAATTCTATCCTGTTCGGTAAAATTATTCATTATCTGAACTCCCTTCCTGTTTTCGTGTCTTTGATTTTTACCCGTTCAATCAGTTCAAAACCAGCTAAACGAATAATGAACTTCAAAATTTTTATCAGTTCAGAAGCCCGCCTTTCGGTTTCGCTTTCCTCTCTGATTATGTTCTTTGTTCCGGCGTAAGCCGTTGGATCAGCATACCCTTCACTGTTGTAATATGGATTGTTATTCATAGATACCTTCTTTCCCTTCAATTTCATCAAGCCGCCTGCAAGTAATATCAAAGTATTCTTCATTGATTTCATAGCCGATATAGTGTCTATGATTTAATACAGCCGCAACCGCCGTTGTTCCACTTCCTAAAAACGGATCAAGTACAACATCCCCTTTCTTTGAACTATTACGAATCAAAGTTTCAATAATGTTCAAAGGCTTTATTGTTGGATGTCCGTATTGCTTTTTGTCTTTGGCATTTATAGGTTGGTAAAATACTGTCTTTGCTTCTGTGTAGTTTTCCGGGTTACAATAGCCTGATTTCCTGAAATACAAGCAATATTCTTTGTCTGTTAAATATTTATTGTTAAACAGGGGCATCGCATTTGTTTTGTTCCATATCAGAATATCAAATGCACATCCTAAGCCCTTTACGAAGTAATCAATATACATTGGAATTTGCTTGTGATTACACCAAATGTAAATATTGATATTCTTCATAACACGAACGATTTCATCAAGAATTGCTGCGTTGAATCCGGCTGTAAGGTTGCTATCCTGAATCTGATTATTCATATTCTGAATTGATTTTGCTAATTTACTTTTCCCGCCAGCCTTTGTATTTTCAATCAGATACGGGGGATCTGTAACAACCAAATCAACGCATTTATCAGGAAGGGCTTTCAACCCTGAAAGGCAATCTTCACAATACACGGTATCGGTTTCAACTCTCTCTCTGCTGTGTTCATTCAAAATGTTCACCTCTTTCAACTGTCTGCCCGAACAAATATCCGGTGCTTCTTTTTGTTCAGCCATTTATCAACAATCTTCATGTTCAAAATGCGGTTCACTTGCTTTGAAAATTCAATGTTACTCATAGGCTGCAAGCTGTTAGCAAGGCAATATTCCTGATACCGCTTGTAAACCTTGTTTGTGGGTTCGTTCTCAATCTGAAAATCTTCATCTTCACATTCTTTGAAGAAGCCCAAAATTGGGTTGTTGTTTTCCTCGTATTCATCCATTGCCTTTTGAACCTTTGAAGAAGCTGTGAACTGCCTGTTGGTAAGCACCCGCTTCAATCCTGCAATTCCCAAATTTATCAGGTATTCCATAACTTCATCCGTTTTCAGCAAGTGCTTTATATACGGGTTGAAATCAGGATCAGCGGCGGTAAACCGTGCATCAAAAGGAATGATTGTCAATCGCCGCTGCACCGCCCCCGTTTTATCCTTGATACGGGGAATGTTGTTTGCCGAAAATAACAGCTTTGAATAATTGTTGAACTCAAACGGATTTTGCCCTTTGCGTTCTGCTGATACCCTTTCACCCGTTACTAATTTTTTGAAAATTGCCGGGTTTGCAATGAATTCATCCCCTATATCATCACCGATATTTGCCAGCTTGCCGAACATTTCAGCGGTTTTGAACCTATCACCCAATTCTTTCAGGTCAAGGGAAGCAATGTTTTCTTCCCCTAACAAGGTTTGAACCATTGAAAGAAATGTGCTTTTTCCGTTGGATTTATCCCCGGTCAGAATGAAGGCTTTGCCTAATTCATTTCTGCGATAGAAACAATATCCAATGGCTTCTTCAAGCAACGCCCTGATAGCCGGATCACCACAAGCGATTTTGTCAAGGGTTTTATCTGCCAATTCAGAATAGGCTTCCGGGTTGTAATCCCACCTGATTTTGTTTGTGATAATGTGTTCCGGGGTGAACTCCACAAAGGAATCATCCACTATGTTATATAGCCCGTTTGCAAAGGCTATCAGGTTTGCATCTTCCGCTTTTGTGTTTTCCCTGATAAGAATATCAAGGTATGCAAGAACTTCCGTTCTTTTCGCCCTGTTCAACTGTGGTATGTGCTTTATCATTTCAGCTTCAATTTCTGCAAGCCCGGAAATGTAAATCCCGTTTTTGTAGATATGTAGCTGATTGTTGATCTTGATAATGTGGTGATTGTTCTTCAAGAAGGTTGCGAACTTGTCAAACAAGAAGGTTGAACCCATGAAGAAAACAGGCTTTTTGAAAGCATCATCACGAAGGATTGTTTCAATTTCATCATCCGCAAGCGGAACTTTCAGCACAAATTTATTGATTATCCTGATTGTTTCCCTTGCTTCTTCAACGCTGAAATCATTGCTTTGCAAGGTCAGAATATAGTTAAACAGGCTTTGGTTTCTTCCATCCCCGGCTTCCATGTTCAGGAACTCCATATTTGATTTCACGGGGAAAAGCCAGCGGGGAAGGGGCTGTGCTTCCTCATTTTCTGCGGTATCATAAAGGATTTCCCTTTGTTTCCCGTTGTGTTTCAGCACTTCATAAGAATTTCTTGTGCCGATTTTAATATCAGCGGTCAAACCTATTGCCAGTTTGCAGCCTGTTTTGTTGGTTGGTACTCCGCTGTTCTTGAATAGGAAATGCTTTCCCCGGCTGGTTTTATAAACCCGGCAAGTCAAAGCGTATTCCTTTACTACTTTGAACAGTATTTCAGAAGTTTCAGAATCATCAATATCAATCAGAATAGTTTCCGTTGCCAAAATTCCAGCGTATTCCGGCAATGACTGAACCTGTTCAAAGGTTTTGAAATCCGTTCTGCCCTTGAATTTCTCTATGCACTTCTTATTCTTTGTTTCAACAAAACCTTTGAAGAACAATTCTAATCACCGCCTTACATGAAATATTTGCAACAAAATTCTTCCGGTTCAATGATTTCTGCCGCTTCCTCTGCTCTTTCATCAACCGCATTTTGTAATGCTGTGGTAACAGCTTCATCAATGGTTTCCACCCAATCAATTTTTGCTGCTTCCAATTCTTCAAAGAAGGCTTGCATGAATTCCTTTGCCTTCTTTTTTGAAAGTGAACTTTCAAGATTGCTTTTCAGTTCAGAAAACGCTTTTTCTATAAACCCTTCTTTTATGGCTTCACTGATAACGCCTTCTTCTGCCAAATATACAATATCCGTTTCGCTGCCGTTCCTGAATGTTTTACCGTGCAAGCACTTCCCATTCTTGAACCAATGGCACCAACGGCAAGTTTTATAAAAATCGTTCATTACATCACCCCGAAATCTGCTAATCTTTTATTTGCAAAATCAATGTACCATTGCCGATCCAACTTATCAGGTACGGAAACACCCTTCACATCATCATTGAAAATAAAACAATGTGCCGGGGAATTTGTCAGTTTTGCGGCTGTTTTTCTTGTGGCATGAACCTTTTTCACCCCCGGATCGGAAGGGTTCTTTGAAGCAAACACTCTGATACACTTTTCTTTAATAGGCGTATCGCCGTAAAGAATGTGTGTGTATTTGCTGCTTATCCTTGAAACAAGCTGGAATTCCCGCAAATCTTGACATTCTAAAACCGTTCTTTCAACCGGAATACCCTTTATCATGTAGTCAACCAACGCCTTATTGATAATGGGTAAATCATAGCTTAAATCATTCAGCTTCATCACATAGCCGCCCTTTGCTTTTACTGCTCCGGTGTGCCTATCAATCAGCAAATAATTGTTCACATCCTTTTGGTATATCGTGCCTATGAAGGTATCGAAATCCATTTTCATTCCGGTTCGCTGTTCCCACTCATAAACAATATCATCCAAAATATCAAAGTCACGCTCATAATCATTCAGCTTTACAATGATACCATCAGTATTGTTTTGAATAAGTTCACAATACGGTTCAATGTGTTCAACCAAATCCAGCAAAAGCAACTGCCCGTTTATGCAAATGCTGTTGTTGCTCATAGGATCATACAATGCAGAAGATTTCTGCTTCATCTGCCCGGAAATGGCGTTATCCATAATCTTAAATGGTTGTCGGGCTTTCTTGTCGCCTTTCCGCTTGAACTCAATGTTGCTATCGTGGATAAACTCGAAGTTTTCCGGGTGATCCATTACCCTATACCCAAAATGATATTTCTTTTGAAGGGAAGGGTAATATGCGGTCACATCAATAATCAGGAACACCCCGGAAGAAGAATATTTCAGCCTTGCCCCGTGACCGCCGCCCCATGCAAAGGTGTGTTCAACCCCCGCCACAATCTGTTTATCCTGTTTTTTGGTGTAATCGTGGTTTGCCGGGTTTGCGTACCAATCCGCAATGTGACGGTACTTTTTCAGTTCCAAGCAATCAAGGATTGGGAAGCTGAATTCATCATTGAAATCTGCCCCCTTCCTGTTACCGCCTAAAATTTCAGCGGCAAGTTGGGCTTTCGTCTTTGATATGGAATCCATGCTTAAACCGAAGTGTTTAATGAAGTACATCATGGTATTAAATTCTTCTGTCCGTTTCAGGAAAACTTGTATTGTCTGTTCAACATCATGCTTGCAATATCTCACGGTTTCAGCAATTTCTTCTTCCGTCAATTTGCGGTCAATGTTGAATGGAACAGAAGTTTCTTTTATGTTGTTCCCCATGAAGCCCTCAAAGGATTTCAAGCCTACATCAGTATTAAGCATCACATCATAATTCCAAAGGGGAAAGTTCCTGAAAAGGCTGCTGAATTTCCAGCCGGGATTTCCCTTCACAATGATATAATCGTTTACCTTTTTAGGATCGAACCCGCAAAGGATAGCTTTCAAAATGTACTGATCGTAGTGGCGGCTGTTAAAACCACACCATATTTCTTTCATATTCGCCTTATATAAGGCTTCAAGCTGTTCCGGCGAATTGATTATTACATGGGTTTTCTTTGCGGTCATATCCATAACCACCACAAGCCAATCATAGGCGAAAACCTCAAAATCATAGAAAAGCACTTGCTTCACTCCTTTCTGTATTTTGAACGGGGTTGCCACCGTTCCCCCGCATTACCGGGGCATTGCTGCCCCGTGGCTCTGCGTTTAATCTTCCAGCACATAGACTTCTTCAATAGCAAAGGCGTTATAACCCTTGTTGTCGTAGTAACGCACCTTGTATTCAAAGTTGTTGTCAATGGCTTCCGCAATATCCATAATCATATTGCCGTACTGATTGTAGGTCTTGAACTGAACATCAATCGGTTCAGCCATTTCCGCAACCAACGCCCGCATGAACTCATTGGCAATGTGAAGCTGGAAGCCCTGTGTTACCACCTGATTCATAAAGATCAGGCTGTTCTTATACTCGCCTTCCACAATCTTCATCCAGCAAGTAACCATCGGATCGCCCTTCTTGCTCTTGACAAGCTCCAACTTTGTTACTGCGACCTCGTAAGTATCATGCGGAACTTCACGCCGCCCGCCGTTTTCGGCTGCTTCCTCAACATCCTTTGCAAGCCCTTCCGTGTCAATCGCCTTGTCGAATTCATCCCAAATGTTAGCCATGATTTTTCACCTTTTTAACCTTTCTGTTTTTAGTTTCTTTTTGCGGTCAAGATACCCTTAACCAATTCAAAAGCCTGTTCCTGCGTGAACCCGGCTTCCACATAGGCATCATAAAGCTGTTTTGCCGTGGAAGCGGATTTCTTTGCCGCTGCTGCCGGATCAATGTTGAAGGGATTTTCCGGCTTATTGCCCTTCTTCATTTCCTGCTGCTGTCTGAACGCCGCCGCAATAACGGCGTTCATCAGTTCATCAGGAATACCAAACGGATTGTTCATTGTCTGCACCTGTCCTTTCTTTACTCTCTTGCTTTACGCTTACGGCGGGGCTTTTCTTCCTCTGCCGGGGCTTCCGGGGGATTCATTGCACCTTCAACGGGGGCTTCCTCTGCCGGGATAGAATCATCCGTTTCACCGCCGCCCGGTGTCCATGTTCCGGCTTCCTTTTCGGGGTGCTGTTCTGCCGCCGTTTCAGGGGCTTTCTGCGGGGTTTCCTGTTCAGGGGTATCATTTACCGCCTGTTCCCCTTTGGGGCTGTCCTGCGGCTTATCTGCGGTTGTGGCGGGGGTTTCCGTTCTCTTTCTTCCGGTTCTTCCAGCTTTCGCCGGGGTAGTAGCTGCGGGTGTCACCGCTGCACCGGAAGCGGCGTTTTTGTTCGCTTCATCATACACGGCAAACAGGGCATCCACATCAAGGGGAATATCCTTTGCGTTCACCTTCAAACGCCCGCCGCCGAAAATCACTTCATTGCTTTTGAAGCTGAAAGTTCGGGCATCACCATCCGCAACAATGCGGGCAACCACATCCACCATTCCGGCAACCTTATTTGCAACCTTTTCCTGCAAGTTCGGTTTGATAGCCGTGATCTTATCGCCGCCCTTGCGTGTAATATCCTTGCTTGTGTCCTCGTGGGAAATCAGGATAATATTTTCATAGTCAAGGTTCATCAGGCGTTTCAGCGTGTTCAGGAATTCGCCCCGCACCTTATCCCACGCACGGAAGGAATCATCCGATTCATGGGTAATACCCATCTGCTGATACATATAAAGGCGGCAATGCTCATACAAATCTTCCAACAGGTCAACAATGATTGTTCGGAAGCTGTTTTCCTTCTTTTCCAGTTCGGAAATTGTGTCCTTGAACAACTCCCAAGCAAGCGTTCTTTTCGTCTGCCGCCCCTCAACCTTCACTTCATCCTTAATGCGGATATACGGGGCATCAACGAACTTGATATTGCCATCCGTATTCAGCATAAGGGGATCGGGGAAGGCGTTTGCAAAGGTGGTTTTCCCACAAAACGGCACGCCGTAAATCCAAAGCACACGCTTTTCAACAGCTTCAATGTTCCTTCTCTTGTTTTCAGGTAATTTCATAAAATAATTCCATCCTTTCTCGCAATACTCTTGAAATTCACAATACCTACATAGGTAACTTTTTTCTTGCGGGAACTCTGTTTCCTCATTCACCGCTTTTATTCCAAACAAGAATTCAATCACTTTTTCAATGTTGAACTCTATTTGAACAACTTTGACTTCCACCCCGGACAACGCTTCTTTCAGCCGTTGCCTGAATTCAAGTAGGGTTTCTGTCTTTTTCTGCCGGATTGTTACTTTGGGAATGAACACAAAGAACATATTCCGAATTTTCTTTCCGGGGTTGTTCTTCTCGAAGAAATACTTGTATTCGTGAAGCTGCCCCGATTGTTTGTAGCCCGAAACATTGTTTGAATACTTGAAATCGTAAAGATCATAAGTATCAGGAAGTTCAACACCCCGTTCAAAGACTGTTGCCGGAACAAGGTAATCAATGAACCCGTGGAAATCATCATCCTTGATTTCAACTTCAAATTTGCCACCGGGCGGGATTGCCGTTTTTGCAAGCGGGATCACCGTTTCAAACTTGATTATCTCGTTTATGTGTTCATCCGTGATAATCGGGAAGCTGAAACAATATTCCCTGATTGCTTCTTCAAGGCTTTTTTCAATCCCGGTATGAACCGCTTGCCCCAAAATTAAAGGGTTGTCAGGTTCGGTTGCCGGAATAGTGGTTATTCCTTCAAGATAACGCATTTTGAACTTTCGCTTGCATCTTTCAAAGCAATCAACGCTGCTGTGTGAATACCGCAATTTATCACCCCTTTCAAAAGTTCCTTGAACTGTTCAAACCCTTCCGGGTAAAGGAACACCCCAATTCCCCCTGATTTATTGATCCGGCTGATATTCAGCTTTTGCAATTCGGAAGGTCTGCCATTGGAAGCCTTTACTTCCACCGCAACCATCACCCCATTCACGCAAGCCAAAATGTCAGGTATGCCGGATTTCTGAAAGCCGCCGCCCCAAATTTTGGTGTACCATCCCACCATAGGGGCGTTCATTCGGTCTGTGGGATAGCCCGCCGGATATATACCCACCGAATGAAAATGTTTTTTGATCTGCCCTTCAAACAGCTTTTCTTCTGCCATCTATTCACCGCCTTCCCCGTAATGTTCAAATGTGCTAATCTGAACCATTGCAGAAAAGATTGTTGAAAAGTGCTGCATAGCGTTGTCACGGTCAACATTATGCTTGTCAGCAATAGCAAGCACCTTTTCAATTACACCGTTTACAACTTCCGAAAAATCATCCATATAAGCGGCGTGTTCCTGTTCATTCAGGAAGTTTTGCTTGTCTGTCATAACACGCACCTTCTTTCTTCAAATTTCTAACGAAAAATTCAGTTCCGCTTTGGGAAGCCTTCACATGGCAAATGTGGTGTTTGCAAGCTGTTTTCCGGCAAGGTTGGTGTTTCCGGTTTGACTGCGAACAAACCACTTCACCATGTTCAGAAGTTCCCCTTGTGTCGAAGTAACCGCCCATCACTTCACCGTGATTTTGACGGAAGCGGAAACATTGCTTGTTTTGGAATACTTTGCAGCAACATCCGGCAAATCTTTCTTCAATTTTGTGCTGTCAATGGTGGTTCGGGTTGTGGCTGCAACATAGGTGAACTTCACATCCTCATTTTCAAAGGATTTCACCCCGTACTTTTCCATTGCCGCCATAAGCTGAACCCGCATTTCCTTTTCCTGATCCTCAATCTGCTTCTTCTGCAAGGTCAGGGTTGCAATACTCTTGATAATCGCCGCCGCTTCTGTCTGCATGGTTGCAAGGGCGGTTTCCTCGCTGAAAGCATCTTCACAATCCGGGGAAAGTTCGGTGCATACATCCTTGCAGCTTTCCCTTTCCTCGCACTCCAAACAGCAACACACCTTGCCGCAAGCGGAACTTTCCATTGCCTGTTTACACTTAATCATTGTTTGAACTCCTTTCCAATTCAGCGTTCATTTCCTGCTGAATTTGTAAAACTGATTTTGAATAGTTAATTTCAAAAATGCCTTGCCGCCATAAGTAGGAAGCACCGCCTTCACCCATGTTGTACGCCATCAGCACCTTTGCCGGGGTTTCGTACTTTTCAAACAGCTTCCGCAATATGAACATTCCCGCCCTGATATTGTCATAGGGGTTCAGGAAGTCAGCAATTTCAAGCTGTTCTTTCAGGTATTGGTGATTTACTTCATTGATCTGCATTAGCCCGTAATCGTTGGTTGCACTCACAACATCCGACCGGAAGCCGCTTTCCTGCTGGATCAACGCCATCACAAAGGTAAAATCCATTTCATAGGCTGCGGATAGGTAGAAAACAAATTCTTGCAAATCTTCATCCATAGGCACATCAAGCGGAACAAATTTCAAATCCCCCGCCCATTCACCGGGCATTTCACCTTCAAAGATTTTCCCGTCAGGCTTTCCGAAAATCAGAATTTCCTTTTTGGTTTCCGGTTCGGTTTGTTCGGGGCTGCCGCCACCTTTTGAACAGATTGCCCCAATGCCGAACCCTACAAGGGAAAAGATAATTGCCACCACTACCCATGAAATCAGAACACGCTTACCAATCGAAGCCTTCTTGATATTTCTTGAATAGTTCATCTGTGTAATCCTTTCTTAATTCCAAAGTGTGAAGAATATCTTCTTCAACTGTTCCGGGGCAAATCATAAGGTAATAGAAACAAGTCTTTTCCTGCCCGATCCTGTGAATTCGCTTCTTGCTCTGTTCAAACAGTTCACTTCTATCTGTCAGGGCGAAGTAAATAATTCTGTTTGCCTTCTGCAAATTCAGCCCCATTGCCCCCGCCTGATACTGAACAAAGGTGATTGAATCCCCGTGTTCCTCATAGGCGGCAAGGTCTTTTGTTTCCCCATTTACCACCGAAAAAGGGCGTTCCAATTCGGCAAGGGCGGCTTGCATGGTGTTCAATTCGTCATTGAAGTTATAGAACACAATCAGCCTATCTTCTGTGGATTGCACCAAATCCTTAAAGGCTGCAACCCGTTCCTTGTTTAAGTAGCTGCACATCATACGGGAATAAGTACGGTGTGAAAGTGTGGTATCGCCTATGAATTCACGCCCTTCAATGGTGATAACCGCATCCCGCATGAACTTCCGGTATTCCTTTGTTGGTTTGGAATGAACCGGGATCATCACTTGTTCGGGAAGGTCAAACACTTCTTCCGATTTCATAAAGATTGCACCGTGTTCAGCAAGTTTCTTTTTCAGGCGGTCAACATTCTTGTAACCTACCACATGGGGAATCCTGAACCCGCTGTTGTGATCTTCAATCCATTCCGTTTCAACATACTGCTTGTAAAAAAGTTCTTTGCTGATATTCCATCCAAGCAACCGAAGCTGCGACCACAATTTTTCATACTTCCCGGCTGTTGGTGTGCCGGATAGCAAAATCACATTTTCAGGCTGCATTTTCAGGATAAATTTTGACCGTTTCGCCGTTTCATTCTGAATAATGGAACTTTCATCAAGCACCAATGTAAAACCGCTTATATGGGCGAAATATGAACGCCTGAACACCAAATCATAATTGATAACGCCCACGCACTTTCCGATTGTTTCCGTGAATTCTTCAAGCTGCTTTTTGTTCGTCAGGTCAAACACGGTCAGCGGGTAATGCTCTTTGAAATGGCTGATCCAATCGTCAATTTTGGATTTTTGACAAATCAGCACAATTCTTTCAGGGAAAGAATCCGCCTTTTCGCCGCCTACAAAGGTTTTCCCTAAACCCATATCAAGGTAATATGCAACCCGATTTTTCCCGGCTGTCAGGTCAAGGGCTTTCTGTTGGTGGGGGAATAGCTGCATAAATCAGCACCCCCTTAATCTTCATCAACATCAATCCCGGTGATCTCTTTGAAAATAGCCTTGTCGAAATTCGGAATTGCTGTGATAATTGCCTTTTCACGGTCAGAAAGCCCACGCCACCAAATAACCGCACATTCGGAATTATCCAAAATTTTCAGATAGCCGCCTGTTGTTTCCGCTTCCGGGTGTGCCGCCTTTTCTTCATCCGTCATATCAGAAAGCCAAATGTATTCAAGCACATCCCCCGGAATCTGATTCAACAAATAGCGGGCTTCACTGTTCAGCCAATCTTCATAAGTCCATTCAGAAGGCTTATTGAACAGATAAATTTTCGGGCTTGTGGTGTTGAAGCATCCATTGGAAAAGCTGCACTTGTTCCAATCGCCGCTGTTCCAATCGCCGCTGTTCCGGTTGCCGCTGTTCCAATCGCCGCTGTTCCGGTTGCCGCTGTTCCGGTTGCCGCTGTTCCAATCGCCGCTGTTCC